TCGGCGCACATCTGGCGGGCGTATTCCTCGGTGGTCTCGGCGTGGAGCAGAAAGGCGCCGGGATCCGTGGGCAGGATGGACAGCTTGGCCGCGAGCTGGTTCTTCCACACCGTCGTGTCCACCCGCAACAGCTTGATTCCGCCCGGGATCTTCTTCTCGCTGTTCGGGAAATGGTCGATGCGGGTGAAATCGTGCGGCCGGGTCATGCGTTGCTCGCCCTTGAGCGGGAAGATGCGGCCGCGATGCTGGCGGCAGAACTCGTAGACGTCGGCCGTGCGGTTGCCCTGGGAGTCGATGACGGACAGGCGAACCGGGTATTCCTGACCGTCGACGTCGCGGTAGACGTCATCCCACAGCACCTGGGCCACGCCCTCGAACGTCTCCACCCGGCCTTCCCGCACCAGCCAGGAGGGAAGAGAACTTCCCCAACCCAGGGCGCGGACGGCGTAGATGAAATGATCTTCCTGGGTATCCACCATGCCTATCAGGCAGGCCGTACGGCCGCCACCGGGAACCAGACCGCGCGGCCGGTCGTCGCGCAAGGCCAGGATGTTCTTTTCCGCCCGCTCCACCTGGTAGTCCTTCCAGGGTTCGCCCAGGTAGCCGTTGCAGAAATCCTTCAGGGCCAGCTTGTCGTCCTTGGAGCGCAAAAAGGCGGCGGCCGTCTCGGACAGGCTGACGAACATGGAGACCAGGGCGGACAATCGGAAGGCGATGCGGCGCGGCTTGTACTGGCGCAGATGGGCGAACAGTTCCAGGCCGGTGGTCTCCTCGCGCCACTGGCCATGGGCCACGGCCTTGTCCCGCTTGGAGTCGTCCCAGTGCCCCTTGCACAGACTGCACTCGTACCAGGCAAGTCCACCATCCTCGATACGGCTCGGGTCGCGCTCGTCCTCGGGCCAGCGCACACAGGGCCGGCCGTCCGGATCGGTGAAGTACAGGTGTTGCATGTGGCCGCAATGGGGGCAGCGGACATAATAGTCGAATTTGGCTGAGGCCACGGACACGGCCCGTGCGATAGGGCCGGATTCGGTGGTGGGCGTCGAGGCGCGATAGTTTTTCTTGTCCCAGCGGAAGGTGCGCTGGCGCTTGTCCAGCAGGGCCTCGGTGCCGGCCTCGCGTTTGGACGGGGCGGCCGGATATTTGTCCACCTCGTCGCGGATCTGGTATTTGGCCGCCTTGGCGGCCAGCCTGGCCGGGGAGCCGGCCCAGACCAGCATCAGGCGCATGGTCCGAAGCTGGAATTTCTTGGCCGTCAGGTCCTTGGGGCTGCCGGTCAGGAGCTTGGCTAGGCGTGGGCAATCCTCGAACATGGGGCGCAGACGCTCATCCACCAGCTCGGCGGCCGAGGTCTCGTCCGGCACGATGTACTGGGTCAGGTGCGGGTCGCGATCGGCGATGAACCCGACCAGGATTTCCCCAATCTTGGATTTGCCGACTTGCGGCGGCGCCATGAAGGACACGTCCCGGACGTAGGGTTCGGCCCAGGCGTCCATGACCCCGGCCAGGTAGGGGGCGTTGGCGTTTTTCCAGGGGCCGGGACGCGAACCCTCGGTGACGATGAAATGGCGTTCGGCCCACTCGGACGGCTTCATGCCGGTCGGGGCCCGGAAGGCGGCCCGGACCGTGGGCGACAGCTCCAGGCGGTAGCGCCAGGGCTGGCCATCCGGACCGGGCCCGGGTGCCGGCAAGCCGAGGGAATGCAGAAAGCCCCGGTCCAAGAGAATGGGTTCCGGGCCTTTCGGCGGTGGAGGCGGTACAAGCCAGGGGGAGGCGGAAGAGGTCAAGCGGCATCCTCGTCATCGTTCGCCGGCACCGGCGGTTCGGGTTCGCCGTCATCCTCGACCTCGAATTCCCGGCGCCGGCTGAAACCGTTGAAAAATTCGTTGCTGGCGTTGAGCCAGAAATGGATGGCCGGCTCGATTTTGGCCGGATCGCCGGCCACCAGTTCCACCAGCTCGCCCATGTTGACGTAGAGCCATTGGCGCAGGCTGGAGCGCAGCACGGTCACGGCGGACACCAGGATCTGGTCCACCTCCTCGCGCGGCACCAGCTCGCCGCGCTCCTTCTGCAGGCGCATGAGGCCGCGTTCCTGGACCTGACGCTTGATTTCCAGGTCCATCCGGAGCTGCTCGCGCTTGAGCCGCAGCGTCTCCTGGTCGTCGGCATCCGGCGCGGCGTCGGCCGGAGCCAAATTGACCGCGGCATAGGCATCGGCGTCGGATTTGAGCACCGTGCCGTCGGGCTGCATCTTGAGCAGGCCCTTTTTCTTGTCCTGGTAGAGCTTGGACTTTTTGACCTTCCAGCCGGCGGCGGAGAGATACTTCTCGACGGCCGGGAGCTTGCCGAGGGATTCGGAAACAGGCCCCGAAATTCCTCCCCGCTCGACCTTGGACAATTCGGCGTCATAGGCGGTCTTGGCCAAGTTAAACAAACGCATGGTCTCTGCCGTAGGATTTTCCTTATGCGCCTGGCGGGCCTTCTCCTTGGACGCCAGAAGAAAAGGCAAATCGTTTTCCGCACTCTTTTTCGCCAGGGCCAACAACTCAGCTTCGCTCATGGCCACGCTCCCTGCTGATCATGGAGAATGATTGTCCCCCTTCGTGGGACGCCTCGCGGCCCGTGAGCAACTGCCAACGCTCGACGATAACGTCCGCGAAGCGGGGATCCAGTTCAATGGCCCGACAGCGGCGCCCCAGCCTCTCGCAGGCAATAAGGGTGGAGCCCGAACCCCCAAACGGCTCGAATACAGTTCCGCCACGCGGGCTGCTGTTACGGATCATGCGCTCGATGAGCCCGACCGGCTTCATGGTCGGGTGCAAATCAGATCGCTGGGGACGGTCCGCATGGATGATGCTTCCATCCGCACTTTCGACGCGAACTTCGCCACCGGAGATGTGGAGCACCAGATCATCCAAGGCGACTCGCCATTCCCCGTCCGCGACGTGGGCCACAGGCAGGCCGGCAAAGCCCTCGATCACGGTTGTCTGGCGTCGATCACCGTACCAGTGGTGCGCCCCCGTCGGCTTCCAGCCGTACAGAATGGGCTCATGCTGCCAATGGTAATCGCCACGGGATTGGACAAACTGATTTTTTCGCCAGATGAGGCAGGCAGCCATCTTGAAACCGACCTGGGCAAAGGCCTGCCGGAAGGCCAGCCCGCCACCGGCCTCGGAATGAGCGACATAGATGGCGCCCCCATCGGCCAGGGCCAACCAGGCACCCGCGAAGGAGGCTTCCAGAAAAGCCTTGAAGTCGGTTTCGCTCATGGCGTCGTTTTGGATGCTTCCGGCCTTGCCTTCATAGGCTACGTTGTACGGAGGATCGGTCCAGCACAGAGAGGCGGGCTCGCCTGCCATGACCCGTTTCACATCGTCTGTGAGCGTGGCATCACCGCATAAAAGTCGATGCTCACCAAGGTTCCAAAGATCGCCTGGGCGACTCACCGGAACAAGCGGCGGCTCCGGGGCTTCATCCGGATCCGGCGCTTCGCCGTCTCGGGCCATTTGCAGGAAGACATCCAGTTCGTTGGTGTCAAAGCCGGTCAAATCCAGGTCGAAGCCGGCGGCATCCAACGCGGCCAGCTCCCCGGCCAGGACCTCATCGTCCCAACCGGCCCAGGTGGCGGAACGGTTGATGAGGAGCCGCAACCCGGAAACCTGATTGCTGGACAGGTCATCCACAACGACCACGGGGATCTCGGACAGGCCCATGGCGAGGGCGGCCTTGAGCCGCAGATGACCATCCACGATCACCCCGTCCGACTGGACAAGTAAGGGGGCGCGGAATCCATAGGCTTCAATGGCTCGGACCATGCGGCCGACGCAGGCGTCATTGCGACGCATTTGGTTTTCATAAGGGCGTAGTTGTTTCACAGGCCAATACTCGATATTCAGTTTCCCCATTTTTCCGACCCGTGCTATCCCGCCTCCACCGTCACGGTAAGAGGGCTGGGGTGGTACCTGGTCGGATGCCCCATCATCCGGTCGCCGGCTGGAGCGGCAACTCCGGTCGGCAGCCCTCCTTAATCACTCATACAGCCAACAGTTTCCGTACGTTACGATTCGG